CAGATTCCTTTCTCTTAACCTTGCCACCTTTGTCGTATCGAACCTTACCGCCCTTTTCATACTTAACCTTGGCAGTTCCAGGTTTCTTTTTGGTGCTGTCGTAGTAACTGGGCATCAAATTCTCCTAGTAATAATCAGCAGTGCGTCTATACATCGGCTCATCTTCTTCATCTGTATGCAGCCGTAAAAAACCACCCTGGCGGAATCGTAACAACGCCTGTGTGGAGCTGTCCACCAAATCATCATGCTCTCCAGCTGGGAAAGATGCAAATTCTTCAATCACAGCTTCAGCCCAACGCTTTTCCGGACACCACACAACACCGGAGGCAAACAGGTCTGCTACCGCATTAACGCGGGCAATTTTATCGTTTCCCCGTGACGGGGTGTATTCGCCGACCGGGATACCCATCGCTCGTAGTTCAAATATCAATGGAGTGCCAGCAGCCTTGGCTTCAACCACAAAAGCATCCGGTTGCCAAGTTTGATAGAACTCGAACGCCACTTTCTTCAATTCAGGAAATTCCAGCCGTTCTTTGTAAGCATCTAATAAAATGATGTTCGGCTGGCTTTTGCCATCATCATCAGGACGATAGAAAACGCCCCAGGTGGTACAGGCGGAATAATCAGCCCGTTGGGTTTTCAGAAAGGCGGTATCCCAGGATTGAATCATAAACTCACAATTGGGTGGATTTTCCTGTTCCCAGATACGCCACCATTCCCGTTTTACCAGGGCGCCTTCTTCAGAGGTCGGATCTTGCTGGTACTGAGCAGACCACTTAGATATCGGCAGCTCATCGCGCAACGCCTCTAGTTCAGCTAATGGCCAAAACTGCGGCCAAAGAGCTTTACCGGACGGCATAATTGCAGGGAACTCAATCACTTCCCATTCATCAGATCCATCACGCTGCACTGAAGATCGGATAATCTGCCCGGTCAGGTCACGTTTGTGCCAGCGGGTCATTACTACCACGATTGCGCCACCGGGCTGAAGACGTTGCCGAGGGCCGGAGGTATACCAGTCATAGACTTTATCAAACACTGACGGGTCGATGCTTTGACCTTCCTGCTCAGAGTGGGGGTCATCAATGATGAGCAGATCAGCGCCTTTACCAGTAACCGCCCCACCAACCCCGATAGCGAAGTATTCACCACCCTGGTTGGTACTCCAGCGTCCCGCGGCCTTGGAGTCGGCCCTCAGCGCAACTTGCGGGAAAATAGCCTTAAAATCTTCAGCAGCAACAAGGTTACGGACCTTGCGGCCAAACCCAACCGCTAACTCTGCGGTATGGGCTGTTTGAATAATCTTCTTATCTGGATATTGGCCCAAAAACCATGCCGGGAGGAGATAGGAAGCAAATTCAGATTTGGTATGCCTGGGAGGCATGTTTACGATCAGGCGCTTCAGCTTTCCGGAAGCAACCCGCTCAAAAGCTTTTGCCATGATGGAATGATGGCGCCCCTCAATAAAGGCAGGCCATGTTTGATGTACAAAGCCTAAATAGGTACTGCGGGCCTTTTCACGCTGTTCCTGGGCATCAAATTCTTCGAGGAGGTCAAGAGCGGCATTTTGTGCGGCAGGCGACATTGCCGAAATATTTTTTAAGGTAGCTACATCAATATGGTCTTCAATAGCCATAGCCCATTCCGCTTAGGAACATCCTAACTAGGATCTTCCTATTATAAAAATAAATAGGATCTTCCTAGTATCCTAGGATCCTAGGATTATCCTAGCAGGAACCACCCAGGATTATAATCGTTATTTGGAATAGATAAGTCAAGTGCTAACTAGTTCAGGGCACAATATTTGATTTTTTTGGAAAATTTTTTTCCCGGCTGGGACTCCTACCCCCTTTTTCTGTGAATTATCTGCTAGAAGATACATGCTACATGTGGTAGTGGCCAAAAATAGGTCATTATATGAGCAAAAGTCTAATAATAGGAGGCCGGGTACGGCCAGGCACACAGGGGGGGTACGGGTAGGCACTCATGGTCAGCGCCGGTCGGGAGCGCAGCCGGGTGCCCCGGGAAATCCTAGTTCAGGCGCCCAGGGTCGGGCGTGTCCAGGTCAGACCCGGGATCGCCCAGGGCTTCCAGGCGCCTACGCAGATCATCCGCTATGGCCTCGGTCGACCGCTCGGTGGTGGTCACGTTCAACTGTTCCTTGAACAGCCCACACGCCTTGCCCAGGAGTTCCGCAGCCCGGAGCTTGGCCATGTCCTGGGGCTCAGCCGTCTCAACGAAAGTACGGAGCGTGTTTAAAACCCGTTGCTTGTCCGAGAGCATCGATGTCGCCTCAGCCCTATCCTTCTGCCCCCTCAGCGTCTCGATCCTCATGGTGATCGCAGGGTCGCACGCAAGCTTGCTACTTTCAGTATTGATTGCTCCAGCACTCATGCGCTCCGCCGCGTACGCCTCCCGGTATGCATCGCTCAAGCTCATGCCCTCGCCATCCTCCCCGCCCACTGCCACACACTGCGCGAAGTGCCGCTGTTTCGCCGTCAGACCAGATCTAGGCTTACCCATCCGTATTACCCCGCCAATAGATGTTTGCCCGGAGTCTAGCCAGCAACACCCGGACTGTCTGCCGTATGTGCATCGACTCACGAAGCGTGTGGACACCAGGTAATAGATAGTGCATAATTCAGTGGTGCCGGGGAAACCACCGGAAACCAGCAAACCAAAGGAGAATGACCATGCAACAATTCATCGAGATCGAAGTCGTCAATCAGTTCGGCAACAACGCAGTCCGACCCCTTTGCGCAATCGGCGAGACCTTCGCCGACATCGCAGGCACCAACAGCGGCAGAACAGCAACCCTCACCCAACACACCCTTGCCTCAATCCAGGAGCTTGGCTACACCATCATCTACGGGTCCAACGACTACCGATGGGGCCAGGTCGTCGAGAACGTAGCCGACCTCTTCAAGCGCGCTGGTCGGAATCCCGACAGCTAACCCCAACCACCACCGTGACCAACGCAGCCCCTTAACTGGGGCTTCGTTCGTAGGAAACCAGTTAACCACCCAAAGGAAACCACAACCATGAAAATATATATCGTAACCAACCCCGATAAATACGACACCATCCACACGACTTACCAAAGTGCTGTTGACGCGGTGCAGGAAATAAACAGCAGCAGGTACAACCGGACACAACAAAACATAGAAGCGCGACGGCCACTTAGGGTGACCAGGAAGCAGGCGATCCGCACCATCACAATTGAAGACGGTGCCGCTATCTGCGGCAAATGGGGCTGGGATCACTCGGTCTCTCAGCACCGCCATGAAAATCTAACATTGACTATCTCCCGCTCCCGCCAAATCGACGGTAACAACTACACCCCCGGCGCGTCGATCAGCGAGTGCCTATGGCCAGAATACCCGGAGTGTGACTTCGACTAACCCGCAACCACAACTAGGACCCTCAGAGCCCCTTGATTGGGGCTTTGTCGGTGAAGAAACCAGTTAACCAACTAGGAGAAGGAGAACGCCATGTTCAAAGTGTATGTGTCGAATTGGTGGAAAGAAAATGCCGACTGGCCGAATGGTTTGGAGCCTGACGGCACTCCCAGGCACACCTTAAAAAAGGTCAGCACCGAAGCGGAGGCGAGAGCTGTCTGCGAAAAGTACAACGCCACACATGCGCCAGGTAGGCTGTCTCAAAAAGCTGAATACAGACTAGAGGAATCCGAGGCCAGAAACAGCTAACCCCGCCCATAACCAGGACCTTCAGAGCCCCTTAGCTGGGGCTTTGTCGGTAGGACAACCAGTTAACCAACCAGAAGGAAAATGACCATGAAACTACCAAAAGTAAATCTAGTGCAGGCGATTGAGTTCCTGCACGCCTACATCAAAGCGGGGAAGACCAAGCCCGTTCTGCTCTGGGGACCCCCTGGCATCGGCAAGTCTGCCGCCATCAAGGCCCTGGCCGACGAACTCGAATACGGGTTTATCGATGCCAGACTTAGCCAGCTGGACCCCGTCGATTTGCGCGGCGTGCCATCGATCAGCGGCAGCACAACGCAATGGAACGTGCCCAGCTGGTTGCCGAACGAGAAGATTCACGGCAAGCGGGGCTTTCTGCTGTTGGACGAACCATTCACCGCCGCACGTTCAGTCCTCAATGCGTGTTACCAACTGCTACATGA